CTCTAAGAAAAATAAAGAAATCAATATTAATAATCTAGTAGCAATTAAACCTATTACTGATAATCAAAAACTAGTGTTTAATAGTTGGAAAAAAGACAAACATCAATTTTTGTTTGGTTCAGCTGGCACAGGAAAAACATTTATATCTATGTATCTAGCACTTCAGTCTGTTATGGATTTAAAGACAAAACATGATAAACTTGTTATAGTGCGTTCTTTGATTCCTACAAGAGAGATTGGTTTCCTCCCTGGCGATGAAGAAGATAAGGCAGCCCTGTACCAAGTCCCATATCAGAACATGGTACAGTTTATGTTTGAGCAACCTAACGAACAGGCTTTCAATAACCTTTATGATCGACTCAAATCACAGGGTTCTCTTTACTTTTTATCAACTTCTTTTCTAAGGGGGTTGACATTTGATAATACAGTTGTTATAGTAGATGAATGTCAGAATTTAAACTTTCATGAATTGGATACTATTATAACAAGGATAGGACAAGATTCCAAGATAATTTTTTGTGGTGATTTTGACCAGACTGATTTACAAAGAACGAATGAGAAAAATGGCTTGTTTAATTTTGTTAAGATATTAGAAGAGATGGAAGAATTTAATTGTACAGAATTTACCATTGGAGATATTGTACGATCTGGTTTTATAAGAAGTTATTTAATCAATAAAATTAAACTTGGAATAGGAATGGACTAAGTGAAATATACAGAACACCAATGGTCTAGAGAGATAGGATGGGGAAAATTGCCAGAAGAATATAAATACGATTGTCCTAAGTGTGAAGACACAGGAAAAATACCGATGTATAAATTAAATCATGCTCATGTTGAAGGATCACTAGCCACAACATTAACAGAATGTGATGAATGTAATGGAGAAGAACAATGAATATGGAAAAATTAAGAGAAGAGTTGGAAGCTGATGAAGGAGTCAAATATGAAGTATACAATGATCATCTTGGGTATGCTACTTTTGGTATCGGGCATCTTATATTGGACTCCGATCCCGAGCAAGGTTCATCAGTCGGGACTCCCGTTAGTGAGTCCAGAGTCGCTGAGGCCTTCCAATCAGATATCGTTCAAGTCGTGTCTGACTGCGAAACCCTCTACTCAGATTTTGAGAGTTTGCCGGAAGATGCTCAACGAATAATTGCGAACATGATGTTCAATATGGGTCGCCCAAGATTGAGTAAATTCAAGGGAATGAAACGTGGTGTAGATTCAAGAGATTGGAACGCAGCCGCAGATGAGATGGTTGATAGTGCTTGGTATCGTCAAGTAACCAATCGAGCAGAAAGACTAGTAACAAGGATGCGAAATATAACTTAATGTTTAACCATTTGAATGTGGAGTTGCCCCCTATAAATGCAACAACAAGTGACGGTGTTCGTCTATATGAAACACCAGAAGGAAACAAGTATCCATCAATCACAACTATTTTATCAGTACGTAATAAGTCTGGACTCATGGCGTGGCGTAAACGTGTAGGTGAAAAGACTGCAAACTACATTGCTGGTAAGGCTGCATCAAGGGGTACTAAGGTTCACCATATGTGTGAAGATTACCTTAACAATGACAGTATAGAACATCATCAGAAAGATTTTCTTCCTTGGTGTTTATTTACTCAATTACAGAAGCTTCTGTCAAATATAGATAACATCCATGCACAAGAAGCAGGACTCTATAGTGATAAATACAAGGTAGCAGGTAGGGTTGACTGTATTGCAGAGTACAATGGTGTACTGTCTATTATAGACTTCAAGACATCAACCAAAGAACGCAATGACGAATGGAATGAAAACTATTACATTCAGTGTTCAGCTTATGCAGAAATGTACGAAGAACGAACTGGTAAAGAAATTAAACAGATTGTTATTCTATGTGTCACAGAAGATGGACAAGTTCAAGAGTTTGTAAAAGAGAAATTTGATTACCTAGATGCATTGGTAGAAACCGCTACTATATGGAGAGAACAAAATGAAACACCTATTATCAATAATGGCGGTGTTTCTGTTAATGGGTTGTCAAACAACTGATACCACCCCCAAAGACATAATATCGCCCGAAAAAGTAGAACTTAAAGAAGAAAAAAAGAAAGAGGAATTTGTCCCTTTACTTGGAAATCCTGTGATTGTTCATAAACCTGTATTATGTGCTGATGGTCAAACACTTGTGACAGGAATTGTACAAAATCATGGGGAACAACCTATTGGGTGGTTTACTTCTGAAGAACAAGGTATGCAAGGAGAAGATCACAAGGTTCTAATTATGGCTAATCTAGATAAAGGTACAATATCAATATTAGAGTATCCGAATACTAGTACTGCGTGTTTTTTGGCTGTGGGTGAGGATTTAAAACTTACTACAGAGTTTAAATCAAAAATAACTAAAGGTGATCCAGTTTCTTTCAAAAGGGTATTGACTTTAAACTAATTACATGGTATAAATATAATACAATTTGATGATACGAATTGAATACTGAGCTGGACAGGGGTGCAATTCCCCTCGCCTCCACCAAAAGGAGATTGGAGATGTTAGATATTTTAGGGGTTAACGATGAAGAACCCTTTAGTACGAGAACTGAGTAAATGGATGTTTAAAGCATATATCGTTTGGAGTATATGTGCTGATATTACTTTACTTGGTGGTATAATTTACCTAGTCTTTTTTTGATGGGGGCGAATTAGGATCGACAGGCAGAGATAGATGAGAGTAGAATTGTCGGATGACTGCGTTATTGGTCAATAAAGTAAATGCAAATGATAATATTGCATCTCAAGATTTCGCACTAGCTGCGTAATTGGATAGGGTTTCGGGGGTTTCCTAGTAACAGAATAACCCCCATTTTGAAACTGTCATATAAGGAGAATTTATATTATGACTACTAAGACTACCCAAGCAACTAAGGTTGCAACCGCACTAGTAAATGGTGCAGAACTAACCGCTAAACAGATTTCATCACGTTATGGTGTTAAGAATGTTCGTGCAGTTATAAGCCAACTTCGTTCAGAAGGTCTTTCGATTTATCTGAACAAACGTGTTTCGTCTTTTGACGGAGAGACATATATGAAGTATATGCTCGGTACACCAACGAGAGCAGTTGTTGCTGCTGGATATAAAGCATTACGAACTGCTTAATATCGAAAGGAAATTGTTTGAAGTTAGAGGCCACAGTAAAACGAAATCATTTACCATTTACGGCTTGGATGGAACAAGATTCTGTTAACGGCGGAATTGTTAGTAGAATCAAAAACGTGTGATGACGTAATACATCCGTGAGGGGCCAAGGTTAGTCCCTCACCTTATATTTTAATGGAGTAGACATGGCACTTAGTACTACAAAAACTTTCTCACTAGAGATTGAAAGTATCGCAAAAGAAAAAAGAGTTTCACATATGGAAGCAGTACTTTGGTATTGCAAAAAAGAAGGTATAGAGCCAGATACAGTTGGTTCTCTTATATCTAAAAGTCTCAAAGAAAAGATTGAGGCAAACGCAAGGGAATTGAATTTTCTTCCCCGACAAGCACAGTTACCGATATAGGAGTATCAAATGTTTGCACTATTATTTATTTTACCAATTCTATTTGTTTCATCAAATGCAGAGTTTTTTGCACAAGTAGAAAAAGAAAGAGCAATGGGAGCCACTTGGCACAAGATTGATCCTAAACCTCTAGACCCAAATGCAAAATCAGTTCCACTACAATTGTGTGATGATGATGGTGTTTGCGAAGAACCTTATGTTGTGTACAAACTAAAAATGCCAAAAAATGACTAAAGGATTGCTTCAAGCAATTATAGTTTTAGTACCTACATATATCACAGCGTATTATACAGATAAAATGATATATGTTATTCCAATGTTAGCGGCTGCAAGTTTTGTTGCAGCAAGTGTTTTAGGTGATAAATCAACTCGTAGGGTTGAAGAGGACGGATACAAAAAAGACGATGGAACCAATTGACGTTTATATAATGTACTGTGCAATGAAAGCACATTTTAGTAGAAAAGATTATGACTTTCATAAGTACGGTGGTAAGACAAAAGTTTCTAGAGATTCTTTCTGGAAACGTAAGGACAGATTTTTCTTTGTTAAACTTTCAAAAAAATATAAAGCAGAGGTTGAGATTAGAAATTATTTTGTTGCTAATTTCATAAAGGATAAAAGTGGATACATTGCAAATTTTAGTGAAAAAAATTATAAAGAATGGAGTGATAAAAGAGCCTCTTTCTTTGATCAGTTTGTAATAGAAATGAAACCTTTTATAAAAGAGTTTGAACCTTTGTTTGAAGTAAAAGGTAATTCGCATCCAATACTATTAAAAGAGTTTTTGGGTAGTAGAGTATCATTAGAAACTATGTTAGTTTTAGATGAGCTCGTAAGTTTTAGTAAAAAGTGGGATAAACAATTAGAGGATGATATTGTATGGGTTGACTTAAAAAAATTGATGGAAAACTACAAAGGGTTCTTGACAATTAACAAGAACAGGTATAGAATGAAACTATTAAAACTTATAGAGGAGTCTAATTAATGGATGTTACAGTTTACCTTGATAAAGGTGATGCACTACGAGAAGAAGGATTTTTTGAATCCAAGGTTGGTAATCTTGGTAAAAGGATCAAAGCTTTAGAGTGGTCAAATGCTGAGTTGGTGAAAATGAATGAAGAACTGCGTGAAAGAGTTACTAAACTTGCTACACGAAGTTCTAACAGGAGTTTCCCACCAAGACGTAACAACAACTTTAAAAAAAGAGACTAATGGAATTTGCCGGCGTAGCTCAGTTGGTAGAGCATCTGATTTGTAATCAGAGGGTCATGGGTTCAAATCCTGTCGCCGGCACCATTATATGGAGAGAAAATGGAAGTTAAATTTATAGACAAAATGGGAAGTGACCTTTCTGTGGTTAATGCCGCAAGAGTATCATTTGCAAAAGAATCAGAATGGGAATCCATTCCAGAGGCAGGGCCTATAGAAGGTTTGTTATCAAGTCAAGATGAGAAATTAATTGGTTATCTTGCAAAACACAATCATTGGAGTCCATTTGGTCATGCATCTATGCAATTCCATATTAAGGCTCCTGTGTTCGTTGCAAGACAATTAGTGAAACATCAAGTCGGTTTAGTATGGAATGAAGTCTCTCGTAGATACGTTGATGATGAGGTGCAATTCTACATACCAGAAGAATGGCGTGGAGCTCCAGAGAACTCTAAACAGGGATCGTCTGGTGAGGTGATTGATATCAATCCTAGAGGTTCGATGGTTGATGATTATCAACAAGTTTGTAAGAAAGCAAAGTGGACTTATGAACATCTTCTTAGTCAAGGTGTTGCACCAGAACAAGCACGTATGGTATTACCTCAATCAATGATGACTGAGTGGTATTGGAGTGGAACACTAATGGCATTTGCTCGTGTATGCAACCTACGATGCAAACCAGACACACAACTGGAAACTCAAGTGGTTGCAAATCAAATAGATGAAATTGGTGAAAAATATTTTCCTGTTTCATGGAAGGCTCTAAGAAATGAATGATGTAGATAGGATAATATGTTTAACAGAAGAGATATCTTTACTAAAAGGTAAATTTGAACCAAATTCTGGTATGGGAAATGTCAATACTGCAATTAGTATTATGGAAAAGAGAGTTGAAGAACTTAGAGACAAAATATGTCAAAAGCCCTAGTAATAGGTAATGGTGAATCAAGGTCTTGGTATAAACCTTGTCACCAACAGATTATGGATAATGATACTGTTACATGGGGTTGTAATGCAATCTATCGTGATGGTGCTGTTGATAATCTAGTTGCGATAGACTATGGTATACAACAAGAAATATATAATTCTGAATACCAAGATAGTCATACTTGTTGGTTTGCAGATTGGTCTATAATACCATCAGAGGTTGCAGAGATGACACTTATGGGATTTGAAGGCCCTGCATTTATTCACCGTAGTAAAAACAAAACCAGTAATTGTGTAGTGCAAGGAAAAGACCCAGCATTTATACAAGAAAAGATTGAACAGGCAAAACAACTAAATGCAAATATAGATATAGAAGATATCAAAAAGAAATTTGCAAAGGACGTAGGTATATGGATTACATATGTCGGTGACAATGATCCAGTTAAAGACATACCCTTTCCTAAAGGTTGGATAGCTGGAACAACTGCATTACATCTTGCGTGTCAACAAGGAGCAAAAGAAGTTTATATGTTAGGATTTGATTTATCTAAAAAAGACGAATTGATAAAC